GAAATGAATAAAATTGCAATTATTCATTTATTTTTATTAGGATTTGAAGATGAATTATCAAATTTTACAATAGGTCTTACTAACCCTTCAACACAAGCTGACTTATTAAAGATTGACGCAATGAAAGAAAAAATGTTGCTTTACAAGGACGCCGTAACAGCTTCCCAGGAAGGAATCGCTCCTGTATCAGCAACTTGGGCTAAAAAACACATTCTTAATTTTTCAGATGAAGAAATTAAATTAGATTTACAACAACAAAGGATTGAAAGGGCTGTTGGAGCTGAATTAATTAATACCGCAACAATTATTACCCATACCGGTGTTTTTGATAATATTGACAAATTATATGGTAATAAAAAACCAGGCAGTCCAGAAGCCGCAACTTCAACACCACCTCCAGGACCTGAAGGTGGAGCTCCTGAAGGAGGAGGAGGACTTGAAGGAGAAATGCCACCACCACCTGGACCCCCTCCTGGAGGACCGGCAGGAGTAACACCTGAATCATTCCAAAAAGATAATTTAAAAATTTTACTTGAAAGTGAAAACTTAACTGATGACGATTCATTTATTGATTTGTCAAGAGGTAAAAATCAACTTGGAGAAATGTCAAATGAATTGAACAGAATCTTAGGTGACTAATATTTATTAAATAAAAAAAAGATGAAAATAGGAATTTTAAAATCAAACGTAGATAAGTTTTTAACTGAATCATATTCAAAAGGAACTTTTAAAAACGAAGTTATTAATTTTAATAAATTAGTATTAACTAAAAAAAATGTTGCAAAATTATTTTATATTTATGATGATTTAAAAACCAATAAAGGTCTTAATGAGTCTATCGCAACTGAATATTTAAACGAAACAATTTTTTCATTTGAAAGTACTTTAAAAAAAGTAAAACAAAGTGATTTAGAAAAAATTAAAAAATGGGTTGGAAAAACAAATTCAATTAATTCTTATTCTGAAGTTGATTATTTATTATATCCAACACTTTCAAAGTTAGAAGAAAAAATAGAATCAAAAAAAATAATTATTAACACTCTTAAACAATCCCCAGTGGTTGAAAATAAAGAACTTATAAATTTACCAATGCAAACAATGGTAAATGTAGCAAATAGAACAATATCAAATTATATTGATAATTTAAATGAATCTGAAAAAGATGAATTATTTAAATTTTTATCAATGGACAATTCTGAGTTAAATAATAAATTTAACGATTTAAAAGAAAACATTAAAACAAAGTTATCAGTTTTAAATGAATCTTCTGACGAAGAAACAAATAAGAAAATTAACGAAACTTTGCAAATGGTTGAATCAGAAAAATGTGAGTTAATTAATTTTTTTAAACTTAAAAATCTTAACGATAGTCTTTAAATTTCGTTACTAGTTTTTAATTTCTGAATATATTTCGCTTTTAAAATTTGTTTTCTTTTAATTACTGACTTTTTTTCAAATTTTTTCCTGGAAATTAATTCATTATTTTGTCTAATTTTTATAAGTTTACTCTTATAAAGTCTTAAAGCTTTTTCAATTGAAATGTTTTTATCTAATTTAATGATTATCATATATTACATATAGTCTATTTTATTAATTTTTTTGACTATGAGTACAAATATACTTACTTTTTTGTTAATAAACGAAAAAAAATATGGATACTAATGAAAAAAGGCAAAACAGCCAAAATTATCGGTTTTAAAACCGCTAAAGTTACCTATGGAACAGTCGATTCCGTAAATTTTAAATCTATTTACTTAAACATTCAAACTTGGGTCGAACCAAAAAAAGAAGTCGAAAATTGGGAACGAGTCGTCTTAAATTTAAGTAGAGATATTAAACACACAATATTTAATAAACTGGATAAACGAATTTGTGAAGAAAACATTATTGTTGATTTAGACTTAAGACCTAGCGGTATTAGTATGAAGAAAAAATCTTTTTCAAATTTAGAAATAAATTTTTATTTTAGACCAGGAGTGCGTTGCACAGACAATAATTTGGAATTTAAATCAAAAAAATTAAAAGAAACTTTAAAAAAAATTGCCAAACAAATTTTTAATGATAATTTTTCTAAAAACGAATATTTTAAACTTCATTTAACCAAATCTACTAAAGAAAAAAATATTATAGTTTAAATCAACATTTGTTAATATTTATTTGTTAACCGAAATGGTTATAAATGTCAATTTATAAAATTAATTAATGGATTATCAAATAAATAATAACAATATTTTTGGAAAAAAAACTATTCTAATTGAAGATGATGCGGGATATATTTCTCCAAAACACGAATTCAATGAAAAAGTTATTAAAGAATCAAAAAACCTTATGGACCATTCAAAACCATTTGAATTTTATGCCGTTCTTCAAAAATATAATGTACCCAATAGAAATGGTAGAATATACCCTGAAAAAATCTTAAAAAGAGAATCTGAGAACTATAAAAAGGCGATTGATAAAGGTACATCACTTTCTGAATTAAATCACCCTGAGTCATCTTTAATTGATTTAGATAGAGTTTCCCATATTATCAATGAAATTTGGTGGGAAGGAAACGTTTTAATGGGAAAACTTAAGTTACTTACAAGTCCAGGTTTTCATGAAAGAGGGGTTTGCTCAACAAAAGGAGATTTAGCCGCAAATTATCTTAGACAAGGTGTTACTTTAGGAATTTCTTCAAGAGGTGTTGGTTCATTAAAAAAAGTTGGAGAACAAAATGAAGTTCAAGACGATTTTGAATTAATATGTTTTGACTTAGTGTCTTCACCATCAACACCTGGAGCTTATCTTTTTAATAATCCTGACGATAGAATGAAATATGATGAAAATCTTGAAGAAGAGAAAAAAATACGTATAGAAACCTCAAATAATGGAAATGGAACCAAATCGCTTGACTTAATGAAAAAATTAAACGATTATTTGGGAAATCGTTAAAAAATAAATAATCATGGATGAAAAGTATTTTATTGCAAAAATTACCGTTGATATGGTAGATTCTGAATCAGGAAAAATTAAAAAACAAAGAGAAGAAAAATTAGTTAAAGGGTATTCACCAACAGACGTGGAAGCTAAAGTAACTAAAGTTTTTGAATCGTATTCCCAAGATTGGAGAATTACCGCAATAGTTGAAAGCAAAATTAATGAAGTTATTGATTAATCTTTAAAATCAAAATCAAATTTAAAAGGAGGGAATTACCCTCCTTTTTTTGTTTACATATATTTTTTAAATTTTATTTATATAACAATAATTAAAAGTTTAAATCTAAAAATTCTTTATTATTTTTTATTTTTTGAATTTTTTTGCATTTGTACATATTTATTAAGAAAATCTAAAAGAAAAATGTCAAACAAAAAATCTCTAGTAGAAGAAGCTATTATCCAAATGAAAAATTTGGAGGAAACCGTAGCTCAAAACGCAAAAGGAATACTTGCTTCAACAATGAAGAAAGAAATCAAAGACTTAGTTAAAGAATCTATCGTATCTGAAGAAGATGATGAAGAGATTGATACTAATGTCAAAATGGATATGGATACCGATTCTGATGAAGATGACGTTGAAATGGATATGGATGTTGATTCTGATGAAGATGATACTGATATGGATATGGACGCCGATTCTGATGAAGATGACGTTGAAATGGATATGGATGTTGATTCTGATGAAGATGATATGGATATGGACGAACCTATCGACCTTACAAAACATTCTGATGAAGAAGTTATGAAAGTTTTCAAACTTATGGGACCTAACGACCAAATTATCGTTACTAAAGATAATTCAGGAAATATTAACCTCAAAGATGGGGGTAATGATACTGAATATATGTTAGTTGGCGAAAATGAAGAAGAAAATTGGAACCAAGAAATGAGTGAAGATGATGATGATGATTCAGATGAGATGGATATGAGTAATGTTGGTAATCAAGATATGGATACGGGAACAAATGACCAATCAATTGAAGATATCATTAATGATGTTTTTGGTAGCTCTGAAGAAATGGGCGAACAAGACAATGAATTTTTAGATGATGAAGATTCAGATGATGAAGATTCAGAAGTTGTTTATGAAATTGAAATGGATGAAGATGATGATTCTATGGAAATGGATGAAGATGATGATTCTATGGAAATGGATGAAGAAGAAGACGAAGAATATATGTCTGAATCTAAAATGTCTATTAAACCTAAAGGCGTTGGAATGGGAAGTCCAAAATTCAAATATTCGTCTAAACCAAATCAAGGTCAAGGTTTTAAAACAAAAATGAAGCAAGGTAACCTTAAAATGGGTACTGGTAAACCTAAATTCGAATTCAAAGAAGGTGAAAACCTTGATATGGAAATGACTGAAGTTAAACCAAAATTCAAAAAGTTTGAAACTAAAGAAGCATCACGTACTTACGGAAATGGGTCTAAATCTGGTCGTGGTTTAAGAAAAGGTATCACACCAAATAGAAACTTAACTTTCGAAAGTAAAACAAATAATGAAATTCAAATTCTTAGAGAGAAAAATGAAGAGTACAGAAAAGCACTTAACGTTTTTCGTAATAAATTGACTGAAGTTGCAGTTTTCAATTCAAACTTAGCTTACGCTACACGTTTGTTCACTGAACACACAACATCAAAACACGAAAAAATCAATATCCTTAGACGATTTGATGGTGTTGAATCAATTAAAGAATCTAAAAATTTGTACAAATCAATAAAAGACGAATTATTAAATACAACAAACCAAACAATGAATGAATCAATTGAAAGAAAAATTGAAAACACTCCTGTTACCGGTTCAGTTAATTTAATTGAGTCAAAAACATATGAAAACCCTCAATTCGCAAGAATGAAGGACCTTATGTCAAAAATAAAATAAAATAAAAAATAAAAAAACAAAACAAAACTAAAATGGGAGCATTATTAGAATCAGGTCTTGTTGGTAACATAGGTTTAAAACACCTTAAGGTTATTAAAGAAGATACTATTAACAAATGGGACAAATTAGGGTTCCTTGAAGGTCTTAAAGGCCACCTAAAAGAAAATGTTGCGCAGTTATATGAAAATCAAGCGTCACATTTAATAAACGAAGCGACTTCAGACGGTGCATCAGGTTCTTTTGAAACTGTTGTATTTCCAATTGTAAGACGTGTGTTTTCTAAATTATTAGCTAACGATATTGTATCTGTACAAGCTATGAACTTACCTATTGGTAAATTATTCTTCTTTATTCCTAAAATTCAAGGATATAGTGGAGCAACTGGAGCTAACGCTCAATACAACCCAGATTCTGGAGACCATTATTCACCTTTAGGTTCTAATGGAGCACCATCGTCAAACACTGCGGGTTACACAGGTGCTGGAGCTTATGCTAAGAATCT